GTATGCCGCATTGCGATCAGCTAATGGTGTAACCACAACTGGCGTCAATATTGTCATTTACGCATGGGCCACTGACGTTGAACTCACAGGCTTAACAGCTAATGGTGTTCTACAATCAAAACGCGAGTATGTTGGTAATGGTCAGATTTCAGGACCAGCGTCGACAGTCGCTAATGTAGCGAGCCGTATGACGGACATTCCTGTGATAGGCCCTTTTGCTAAAGCCACGGAAATGGCTGCAGGTGCGTTGGGTGGGATTGCATCAATGTTTGGTTTTACTAACGTGCCGAATGTGAAAGATGTTGAACCTATGAAAAGTTTGGCATTCCACACGTTAGCGTCTTCTGAAATTTCTGAACCAATTAACAAGTTGGGTTTGCAGCCGAAACAAGAAATATCGGTAGCTTCACAACACGTTGGTGATCCCACAGCTGACGCGCTCCACATAACTAATTTTGTGCAGCGAGAGAGTTTTTTGTGTGGTTCATTGTGGACCACGACGAGCAATGAGGACACGATTTTGTTCACGTCTCAGGTTACACCGCAGTTATACGAAAAGTCGATCACAGGTAACCACATTTATGACACGCCAATGTCCTACATTAGTAGAATGTTTGGCTATGGGCGTGGAGATATCATCTTCCGCTTTAAAGTCATTAAGACGCAATATCATCGAGGTCGTCTGAGTATTTCTTGGGACCCAAACCAGCTGACATCAACTGGAATGCCTGGTTATGGCAACCCTCGTGTGCAAAACATCATTTTCGATTTAGAGGATGATGATAGTATTGAGGTTAGGGTGCCGTATATGCAACAATTACCTTTTATCAAATTCAGAGATGGTGCAACAGGAGTCAATGGCCCTTTTTGGAGCAATGGCTCATCACCATCACTGACTGGTCCTGAAGGTTCTGCAAATGGCACAATTCAAGTTAGAGTGGTTAATAGACTCACTGCACCTGAAGCCTCATCTGATGTGGATCTTTTGGTGTTCGTTAGAGCAGCAGAGAATTTTGAATACGCTGGTCCCGCAGAGATAAGAGATAAAACATTTATGGTTCTCCAATCAAAGAAGGAGTTCGTGTTAGGAAATCCATCTGTCTCTGACAGTGACGCCTACAATGAGATCTTTGGTGAGAAAATTATTTCACTTCGTCAGTTGCTTCATCGGCAGAGCAAGGCGTGGACCCAAGTCATTCCTAAGGATGCTGACTGGGCGGGAAATCAAATGATTTTCCATATCCCATTTCAGCGTCTTCCCCGGCCTTATGGTTATACAGCCTTGGGCCTTTCCCGAGCTGACGGCACTATAGTGCCAGCAAGCAATTTCGGGTTTAATTATGTTCGAGTTCATCCCATTACTTGGGTTAAATCTTGCTTCCTTGGGTACAAAGGTAGCACTAATTGGACATTTAACACCGTGTTTAACGCCGGTGGTACCACACAAGCACTGATGAGCACAGCAGTGTGTCGTAAGCCAGAGGTTACGCGACGACTGCCATATGCTTATTCAACAAATTCCACTAATTCAACATCCCGCCTCATGCGCAATTTTAATACTGGTGACGATATCGATAACCAGGGCGCTAGTGGCATGGCTTTGACCAATCAGTATACCCAATCTGGGTTATCGGTTAATTTACCGTACTATACTCGTTTTAAGTTTCAGATCAACAATAATAATTTTGATTCATCAACTACCGATTCGACGCGAGACGAGAAGAATCTTGATTGGTTTGAGTACACGCTCAAGAGGGGCGTTGACACAAGTGGGGCCACTGATGCATACGTCATGGTGGACATTTTCGTCGGCACTGGGCCCGACTTTGATGTAGTTTTCTTCATCAATTGCCCAGTATATACTTACCTACCACCGCCTACGGCGATTGCTTCAGGTTAGTAGTCGTGATACAGCCGCGACACACACTGTATAATACATATTTGCATATTTAGGATAGTGTGGAATAGTGCGAAAGCAGCATTTTGTAGACTTTGATCTAGTTTTTTAAGTGCGTTCGCGCACCGAATTTTTATAGATTATAGTTGTAATGTTTTACTTTCAAACTTAGTTTGAATTCCC